ACAGCGCCACCTCCGGTTTGCCGGACGGGATCTGCAGCACCTTTGGCACAAGGGTATTCAGCTTTTCGGACTCCGATGCCTGCACACCCATTGTTACAAGGTTCCGGGCAAGCTGATCGCGCTGCGCATCCAGCGCCGTCAGATAATTTGCAATGCTCATGTCGTCACCTCCACAATAGTCGCAAGTGCCGTCTCTACTCCGGACAGTTCTGTCTCCACGGCAGAAAGCCGGGTAAGAATATCCGAAATGGAAGTCCTGCACCCCTGCATATCGTAAAGAATCTCGGTCTTGAAGCGCTCGAATACACCCTCGTTCACGCCGACACGCTCATTGAGGTTCATTGCTGCGGTGTACGCTTCTTCCCAGCGGGAAACGTGGGAATCCGTGATGCCGTTGAGCGTTGCGAGGTTGTCATGTGAATGTGCCTGTCTCTCTACACTTGCGATACCGTCAAGCATTTCCTGTGTGATGCTGTCCAGAACGGATTTATTGGCATGAGAATGTGCCTGCGCAGAGACTTCACTCAGCCCTGTGGACAGACTGTGCAGTGCGTTGCTGGTCGATGCGCGGAATGCCGCTTCATCCTGCAAATACTGCTCGGTAATGGTGTCCAGAACATCCTTGTTATTATGTGTATGCCGCTGCGCATTCAGCGTCAGAAGCTCCTCGTTGATGGTCTGAATCTCGTACTGCGTCCTGTCCTCAAACTGCTGCAAGCCAGAAAGATCCTGCATCAGCTCCGGAGTCAGACGGTCGAGCGTTGCCTTGTTCGCATGAGAATGAAAATCTCCGGTCGCCGCTTCGATCTCACGCTCGACAATAGTCGTGACCTCGGATGTTTTCGGGTATTCCGACATATCCGGTGTTTCACCCGGCTCACCCTTGAGCGATGCCAGCCATTCCTCCTCCGTACCGACATACCCATGCTCCACAGCGATCTCATAGGCGGACTTGCCGTCAGCCCCGTGTCCCGCTTCCTCGATCTTCTTCAGGAGCTGTGTATACAGATCGGGCGTCGGAGGAATGGGCGGATCGTCGTCACCGACAAAGCCGGAAGGATGGATATTCAGCGTAACCGGCACAGTCGTTGCACGAACAGTCGTGTCGCTTTCGGTATCGTAGCCGAACACAGACATTTTTGCAGCGCCGACATGAAGCTCCGCAGGCAGATAGCAGTTCGTCCCGTCAAAACCGAGAACAATGCTGTATGTCTCGTCACACTGCGAGAACTGCACGACCTTATGAAAGCGCCGCCAGTCACCGTCAAAGGTAAAGCGGAACTGCACATACTGGATCTGATGATCAGCCAGCACTTCACGTTCCAGAACTTCAATGCTCTGGTTCTTTACAAGAAATTTCCACATTATTCTTCACCAACTTTCCATTCATGATTTTCTTCATCCCACTCCATAAAGCCGTCGAGACACTGAATGCGTTTAAGTCCGGAATGTCCGGTTTCCATGCCATTCTTGCCGTCCCAGTTGTTTCTCTTGGTAATCGCAGACCACTGTTCCAGACTGCCCTCATAGGTGATTCTGGTGAGATTTCGACAATAGTTGAAGCAATGCTCACCGATAACCGTTACGGTATTTGCCATTGTAAAGCGTGTCAGCGCCTGACAGCCGACAAACATAAAACCGCCGATCACAGCTCCTTCGTAGCGAACCTCGCCGAGCCTTGAACAGTCTCTGAATGCATAATTGCCGACAGTAGAAACATTACGGGGAATTGTAATTTCATCCAGCGCAGCGCCCCAGAAAGCCCCGCCGCCGATAGTTGTGACATTATCCGGGATAATAAGGTGATGCAGTTTTCCGGAGTAGCCCACTGATTCATCGCCGGGCAGGAATGCGCCGCTGCCGATTGACGTAAGCGTTGTTGGAAGCGTCACAAATTCAAGGTTCATACATCTACTGAATGTGTCCTCACCGATCGTGGTGATACCTTCCGTGATTACAGCTTTCACGATATCGTTATTACCTCGGAACGGAGACTTGTTCTGATCGTAATCATAGTCGTACATTGCGCCCGTGCCCTTCAGAAGCAGTTTGCCATTGGAGTACAGCGCATAGAAGATGTTTTCACCGCACTGACCGACAGAAACAATATCACCGATATCCTCGACCTCCGCCTCAAGCTGCTCGACCTTATTGGTCAGCTCTGCGATGGTCTCGTTGTTCTCCTGTACCTCTGCGACAAGTTGTGCCATCTGCGTCATCAGCTCCGTCACCCTGCACTTGCCGAGGATACACTTGCAGTAACCGCAGACGTTCTTATCCTCACGATAATCATACCAGTCACGCTCAGTAAGCTCTGTTGCTCCCGGATTCAGGCGCACAGCATACATGAGCAGACGGGTTTTATTCTCATCCGATGGCAGCGAAGGAAGCGAAGGATTCTCCGCAGGCGTTCCGGGAGTGATTTCAAGAGATACACTGCGGACGGATTCTCCCACATCAAGGAGAATGGCAATCGCCACATAACGCGGCAGCGATTCATCCTGATAGCTTGTCAGGTCGATGCTATAGCGGGCGTCATTGATGAAATAGTGTCCGTCAATCCATGCCTTGCCTGTGCCGAGCGTAACCTTGAGGCCGCTGCTTACTGCCGTCAGTTTGAAGTTCTGACCGTAGGTATCGAGGATACCGTTGCAGATGATGCTGGAGAGGTAGCTCGTGAAGTCCTCCGCCGTATAGGTGCGGTCAAGACCTTTTGAATTAAAGAAACCGCTGTAAAAAGCCATATATCATGCCTCCTTGAATGTTGGTGTCAGGCTGCGCCCGTTCTGGTCGAAGCCCTCGATCATGCCGATGAGTTGTATCTGCGGCTGCATCATACCGAAGCGCCGGTGCTGCACCGTCACATAGTCACCGATGAAATAATCGCGGTTGTATACATACTGTGTGTTGTGCGCTGCAATATCCGACTCCGATGCCGTTTTCGGCAGCACCAGCCGTTCCGAGCCTCTTGTTTTCAGCAGTTCGATATACTTCTCCTCCGGAATCGGGATCGTTTCTCCCTCGACCTGCTCTGTCTCGGAAATATCGTCCGCATCCACATACACTTCATAGCGGTCAAGATAGGTCGGCTCATCGCCGTCACAATATGTGGTGCGCTTGCGTTCATCGCCTTTGCCCTGACCGAAGATATATGCGAAATTCTTCTGGACGCTGCTGTCCTCAGCATAGCTGAACGACAGCAGATTGCTGTATGCATCGGAAAAGATAATATGCGGATTATCCTCCTGCATGATGCTGCGGTCAGCGCCTTCGGATAGGTCGAACACCATGCGGTACTGCTCCGCGGAGGATTTCACCAGCCGGATATTCGCCGTGCCGCCCAGCTTTTCGCAGATCGTATACACCCACTGCATCAGATTTGTGTATGAGATTTGCAGCGTTGCGGTCTGTTCCCAGCAGGTGCCGGTAACCGTTCCGAGGGAAAGCCCCGGAATCCTGCGGTTGTCAGAGAGCAGCGCATTCTGTGTCACGACCTCCCGCACGATTTCGCTGTATGCCTTTGCCGCTGTCACGTTATATGTCGGGTGAACGATGCGCCGTTCCAGCAGGCACATGAGAAAGCGACCACGAACTGTCAGGTAGTCGCCGTTCTCAATATCTGTGTTTATAAGCACGGATTCTATGATGCCGAAGTGCTGATTATCGTCATCACGACCTACAATTCTGCCGGTCTGGAAAATCTCAATATTCTGCGGATTGGCGGCGATATACACTTCAAAGCTGCCGCATTTGTAGTATTCAATATCCCAGATCAGCGAAGAAAAGGTGTCGCAGACTGCCTTAAGGGTAATCGTGAGGGCGTCCTCCGCAGCTTCCATTCTATAAACTTCAATCTGCATACTACACCCCCAGATATGCGTTCGTGTGTACAATGGTGACTTTCAGGTTTTGCAGTCCCGTGCCGCGCAGGTAGAAACGGTTTCTGCCCTCCCGCAACGTCAGCCATGTTGAGCCGGAAACAAGCCGGTTGATGATGTTGGTTTTGACGCCGCCGCGATCAAGCGTGACGGTCTTGTTGCCGGTCTTGGTCGTCACCGTGATAATATCGCCAGCGAGAATGTCGCCGGTGATTTGCAGATACTCGTCCGTGTCCGCATTATACAGCGTAGGAGAACGTGCATCCTCCAGTGCTTCAATGACCAGCGTGAAGCCGATCTCATCGCCGTCATTGACAATGGTCATCATGTTCTGCGTGTTATACTTACCGAGAATAAACGGCTCCGGATTGCTCTCCGTCGGGAACGGAAATGTGAATGCTCCGGTGATCTGCGAATAGTACGCCATGACCGAGGTCGTGGAATACCAATAAATATCCGGGCAGAGAATAGAAATCTGCCCGGTTGTCAGCATCTCAAAGTTCTGCACTTCGCAGGACTCCACATAGCCCTCTGCAAATACATCAATGCCAGCGGTCGCATAGTAAATCTTGATGTAGCGTGATGGCTTCACCACCTTGTATAGCTGATGACGGCGGGCTTCTACGCCCACACCGCGCATCTCGAAGTGAATGACCACATTCCGCTTTTCGATGAAGGCATTGTTCAGATAACTGCCGTCCATGCCTGCATAGCCGGAGGTGCTGATCGTACCGGGAGGCGGATTCAAGCCCTCAACCTTTGCGGTCATATACTGATTGGCGGTCGTGGTCATGTCCACCCGGTCACCGTTGGCATTTTCTAAAAATAGATGAAAAAACATATGACACCCCCTTGTTTTTTCTTGTCGGAATGTGGTATAATTGAGAAAAACTATCCCGGAGGTCAATTATGGCACAAATTGAATACAACGAGAACTACGTTCATTCCTGTAATAATGCTAAAGTTGAAATGGTTGTCTACAGAAAAAACCTTAGTGATTCTACCGCAAGTGTTTATACACCCGAACAATTCCAGTCTATCATTGATTATTACGTATCAAAAGCACCTGTTATAAAAAACAATGGTGCAGGTGATGCATTTGGGCTGCGTTCACTGTCAGAGATAGGATGGAAAGGCTCTGGTCTTGGCACATTAGAAAGAGAACTTATAAAATCCTCCGAAATGACATTAGTGTTTATAAGAAGCGATGCGATTACTCATACTCTAAAAGCGATGGATTTAGATACAAGGATCTGCTGTGAACATCCAAGAGCCGTTCTTAAGCAAAGCTTTAAATTAAAAGCTAAAGAAAACGGGCAAATAGAAGTTACGAACTCTGAAACAAGAATGGAGTGCTTATTTCGCCATATTCGTAATTCTCTTGCGCACGGAAGAACATACATCTTTAATAATAGCAATATTATGCTTGAAGATTGTGATGATAACGGTGTTTTATCCGCAAGAATACTGATTAAGGCTCAAACTTTGATTGACTGGATGGCTATTATCGACCATCCGGATAATTATCTCAATAAGCAAAAAAAATCGTCAAGCTAATTCATTTTATACCCTCATACATTCAGCGCATTTCGCGTCATACGATAAATCTCCAGCCGTGACAGCGATTTCGGACTATGATTGGTCTGATTCACTGTGCGGCTGTTGTCGTTGTTGTAGTAGTTGTTGACCACACCGCTGCTGCCGCCGTTCATCATCGCGCCGGAAATGCCGTCCATATCGACGTTCAGTCCGGACTGCATCGTCAGCGTCATGGCATCAGCCACACCGGACACAGCCGCCTCGACATATTTCTTGCTCTTGTTGATACCCTTTGCCAGCCCCTTCATGAAGTCCGGCATCCACTCCTCTACATCGGTCAGCGCACCCTTTTCAGGTACGGAGAAATGCAGATACTCCCAGATGGAACGAGCCACATCCGCAACTGTGTTGATCAGGCTGCCGAGCATATAGGTGATGCCGTTGATGAGGTTCTGCATGAGGTCGCGTCCCCACGACCACGAGCTGTTGACCTTGTCCATGACTGCGTTATACACAGCGTTCATGGCGTTGACGACTGCATCACGCACTCCGCCGAGCCTGTCACCGATGCCGTTTTTGATGCCGTCCCAGATAGACAGCGCGGCTTCCTTGACACGGTTCATGGCATTCCGCACGGTATCCGGCATTGCATCCCAGACCGCCTGCACCACGGATTTGATTGCATTGACCGCTGTCCGAACTACGCCGGATACAGCTTCCCATGTTGTCGTCACCACAGATTTGATGTCAAGCTGTCCCGTTTTGATGAGGTTCTTCAGCGCCGTCCATACCGCCGTGACGATTTTCTTAATACCGTCCAGTGCTGCAGAAATCACAGAAGATACAGCCTTCCATGTGGTCGTGATGACATTGCGGATATTTTCAAGCGCCGTTTTAATTGTGCTGACAATCGTTTTCCAGCCGGAGGTGATACCGCTGCTGATCTGCGACATAGTCGCATCAATCGCGGCATTGGCGTTTGTCCAAACCGTTTTCACGGTATCGAACACCTGCGTCATGAAGCCCTGCACCGATGTGACCACATTGGAGAGTGCGCTCTGAATCACACTGCTGATTTTCTCAGCCAGTCCGCCTGCAAAGCTGTTGACTGCATCGTTCACCACACTGGTATTTGCGTTGATGCCGTCGGCAAGTCCCTGCATGAAGTCCGGCATCCAGCTCTCGAAATCCGCGAGAGGTCCCTCATCAGGTACAGAGAAGTGCAGGAAGGACTTGATCTTGTTTGCCACGCCCTTGACTGCGTCCGCGACCTTGCCGATACAGTTTTTGATGCCGTTGACGATACCGTTGATAATGTCTGCGCCCCACTAGAACGCCTGCGATGCAAGGTTCTTGATGAAATTCACCGCAGCATTGAAGCCGTTGACGATCGTATCCTTGATTGCCGTGATCTTCTGCGTCACGGCATTTTTCACGCTGTCCCAGATATTCGATATCGTTGTTTTAATGGTGTTCAGGATATTTGTGACAGTATTTTTGATACCGTTCCAGATAGAAGAAACAACAGAAGAAATGGTACTCAGCACACCGGAAATAAAGCCGCTGATCGCATTCCACACAGCCGTTACGACTGCCTGAATTGCATTGACTGTATTTGTGATATGATCCTTGATGCTGTTCCAGATGCTGGAAATCACAGACCAGATCGCATTGACCACGCCAGAAATGAATCCGGAGATCGCGTTCCAGACTGTAGAAACGACATTGCTGATCGCATCCATCACCGTAGTGATCGCAGTATGAATCGCATTCCATACAGTTTCAATTACGGTCTTGATCGCCTCAAGCACAATTGTCACAACAGCCTTGATATTCTCCCACGCCGTGGTGATCTTTTCGTGAATCCAGTCCATCACTCTGTTAATGATAACGTGGATCGCTTCAAAAATCGTCTCGAACAGATACCTGAATGCCTCCAGCAGCGGAGAAATGAAATCATAAATCGTCTGCCATACTGTAGAAATGACATTCCAGATCGCATTCAGCACCGTGGTGATCGCTGTATGAATGGCGTTCCATACGACCGTGATAACAGTTTTGATGAGATTGATTTTCTCAGATACGCTGTTATAAATCGCAGTCCAGATACCGACAAAAAAGTTCTTGATGCCTGTCCAGATAGTTGTGAAAAAGTTCTTGATCGCATTGACCACGCCGGTAATGAAGTTTTTAATGCCGTTCCAGATGTTTACAAAGAAATTCTTGATGCTCGTCCAGACGCCTACCCAGAATTCCTTTACTTCTCCAAGATCGGTGCCGAAAATACCGCAGATCATATTCAGCGCATTTTTCAGCGTATCCTTGATGAAATTCCAAACTGCTACGAAAATACCCTTAATGCCGTCCCACACTCTGCTCCAGTCGCCGGTGAAGATGCCGACGAAAATATCCAGAATACTCAGGATGATGTCTGTCACAGCCTTGAAGATATTTGCAATCTGCTGGAACTGCCCCTCAAAGATCGGTTTCAGGAACTTGCAGAGTCCGTCCCATACAGCCTTGATGACCTCGGTGATATTTTTGAAATCGAAGCCCAGCGCATTGATGCGGTCAACAATGCCCTGACAGAAGCCGGAAAAGATACTCTTGATCTGCTCCCAGATTGCCGTGATCTTATTTCGGAAGTCCTCATTGGTACGCCACAAATGCACAAAAGCCGCCACCAGTGCAGCAACAACTGCAATGACAGCGACCACAGGCGCACTGATACCGCCGATGGCAGCACCGAAGGAAGTAAACGCTGCCTTTGCGCTTGCAATGATCGTCGGGAGGTTTGCTACAAGCTGCATCAGCTTGCCGACACCGACCATTGTTTTGCCGACCACCACAAGGAGAGGTCCGAGTGCAGCCGCCACAAGAGCGACCTTGACAATGGTTTCCTTTGTCGCAGGCGACAGCGCATTGAATTTATCAATAAGTCCCTGAATACGGGAAACAATAGAACGGATCGCAGGCATCAGGATTTCACCGAAGGAAATGGCAAGCTCCTGAAGCTGCGATTTCAGAATGGTGAGCTGTCCTCCGAGGTTATCCTGCATGACGGCAGCCATCTTTTCAGTGACACCGTTGTAGCCGTCAATCTCATCGGAACAAGTGCTGATCGCACCTTCAAGCTTCTGAATATCCGCAGGCGCAGCATTCATCAGCGCAAGGAAACCGGACATGGCGTTTTTTCCGACCAGAGCCTGCGCCGCCGATGCCTGTTCCGATTCCGACATCTGTGCAAAAGCCACACGGCAGTCTGCGAGAATGTCGTTCAGCTCACGCATCGAGCCGTCCTGATTGGTGGTTGCGATCTCCATTTCGCCGAAGGCATCACCGCAGAACTTTACCTCACCTGCAAGTGCTGTCATGATCGAACGCAATGCAGTACCGGACTGCGAACCCTTGATACCGCTGTTTGCCATCAGACCGATTGCCTGTGCGGTATCTTCACAGGAGAATCCGAGAGAACCCGCAACAGGCGCACAGTATTTGAAGGTTTCACCCATCATGCTGACGTTCGTGTTTGCATTGGACGATGCCGCCGCCAGCACATCAGCAAAATGACCGCTGTCGGCAGCAGTTAAGCCGAAAGCGGTCAGTGCATCTGTTGCAATATCCGATGTTGTCGCCAAGTCCTCACCGGAAGCGGCAGCGAGGTTCATGATGCCCTCGATGCCGTCCAGCATATCGCCGGTTTTCCAGCCTGCCATCGCCATGTAGTTCATAGCGTCGGCAGCCTCGGAAGCGGAGAACTTGGTCTTTGCGCCCATCTCACGAGCCTTATCCCGGAGTGCATCCAGTTCATCACCGGTTGCACCGGATACAGCAGCAACCTTGCTCATGGCGGAGTCGAAGTCGGCTGCGGTTTTGACAGCAGCAGTTCCGGCAGCCATAACAGGAACGGTCACATGAGTGGTCAGTGTCGTTCCGACATCGGCGATCTTGTCACCAGCTTTTTCAAGCATTTCTCCCGCCTGACCGAGCTTAGCAAGTGCCGTGCTGGAAGCCTCTGCCTCACGCTGGAGGTTCTGCAGTTCCTGTTCTGTCTCGATGATCTCACGCTGCAGGGCATCGTACTGCTCCTGCGAGATGTCGCCGTTGGCGAGAGCCTGATTTGCTTGCTCTGCCGCCGTTTTCAGGGTTTCCAGCTTTTCTTTGGTAGCCGTCACCGCATCGGCGAGGAGTTTGTGTTTCTGTGAGAGCAGTTCCGTGTTGGAAGGATCGAGTTTCAGCAGCTTCTGTACATCCTTGAGCTGCGTCTGCGTGTTCTTGATGTTTTTGTTGACACCTTCCAGCGCCTTCGACAGCTTGGTCGTATCGCCGCCGATTTCGACCGTGATGCCCTTGATTCTGTTTGCCATGCGGTTTCACCTCCTCTGTGAGGGCATGAAAAAAGCAGCCCCGAAGGACTGCTCAGTGTATATTCAGTTACTAAGCTAAATCAGAATTTGCCGTTATTTGTTTCCTATGCCCAGATCGCCATCGCCAAAGTGCCGACAACAATCAGAATCAACCCGACAAGCGCCTTTCTGCTCAACTTTTCTTTGAATACGAAATAGGAAAAAGCGACGGAAACGATAATGCTGAGCTTATCAATCGGTACGACAACGCTGACAACGCCGTTCTGTATGGAGTAATAGTAACAGAGCCATGATGCGCCTGTGGCAATCCCGGACAGAGCTATGAATACAAGTTCTTTGGAATCAGTATTTTTCAGTTCAGCACCTTTGCCTTTAACGAAGACGATCAACCAAGCCATAACAAGAACAACACCAGTACGGATCGCCGTCCCGAGATTTGATTCTACATCCGTTATGCCGATCTTTCCCAGAATAGAGGTCAGGGCAGCAAAAACAGCGGAACCGATCGCGTAGGGCAGCCACGTGCGCTTTGTGTCCTTTGCTTCAGTTTTCTTCTTTTCGATCATCAGAAACACGCCTGCCGCAAGAAGTGCAGTACCGATCAGCTTGACCGCCAGATGTTCTGTCTCACTGAAAAGGATGATTGCGATAAGCACTGTCAGAACCGTGCTGGATTTATCGACGGGAACGACCTTGTTCACATCGCCGACGGACAGGGCTTTAAAATAGCAGATCCACGAGGCTCCTGTCGCAAAGCCGGACAGAATTAAGAAGATGATAGATTTTGCCGATATTTCCGTGATCGTTCCAGCAGAGCCAACGATAAACACCATGATCCAGGCAAAAAGGAGTACAACGACCGTCCGCAGAGCAGTCGCCACGTCTGAATCAGTCTTTTTGATTCCGCATTTCGCAAGTATCGCCGTAAGTCCGGCAAAGAGCGCGGACAAAGCCGCCATGATCAGCCACATATCTTCCCCTTATTCATTGTCATATATTCTGGTAATTCTCGTCCATCAATTATCTCTAAGATAAATCCCGATTT